ACAGTACTACTTAAAACTGTAGAACTAACTTCTGTGTATGATCTTATATCGTCTTGTAAATTTGTTAAAGTATATGCCATTATCCGTTTACTACCTCAAGTGTTACTGGTCCTGCAGAACAGTTTGCCCCACCACCTTCTACATTACCTGTTGTTGCATTACTAGTGCTAGTTATATAAAAATAATTTATTGGAGTTGTTAGTGCATCACTTGTAGTTGCACCTGTAACATTTCCTGCTGAATCTATTTGACCTAAAGCAATTGTAAAACCATTTGCATTATTTAAATCACTTACGTTATCAAACGTTGGAATATTTCCAAACGATTGTAAATTTTTTAAATCTGCTTCATCTGTACCACCTGGTCCAGCAGAAGTTACTACAGGAGGTCCTCTAAATCTTACTGTGGAACCTGCAGCTCTTTGATGATCTTCTGAAAAAACATTTACATAAGTTGTGCCACCATAAATAATACTTGTAAAAGGATTATTATCTAAAAGTATTAAACTAGTTTTAGATGAAGGTTGTGGTCTTGGATTAAATAAAGCTTGTGGATCAGAGCCAACTGGTTTTGGTTCTAATTGTGGTTGCTTTGGTTCATATCTTCTTTCAAGTTCTCCAGATCTTTCTGGTGAAACTTTTTGACTTAAATAATATGCAAGTCCTGAAATCATGCATGGATAAAATCTATTAACTACATCCGATGTATTATTGTATGCACCAACATCTTGAATTTTTGCTAGATAATAAAAACAAAATTGAAAACTAGTTGGTGTTGTTGTACTAGATACACTTGAACTTGGTGTTGTATATAAAAATATACTTGGATTTAATTTTCTTTGTACATAATATTGTGAAGGTGTACCTTTTGCTAATTTATTTGGTGTAGCAGAGTATGCAGATCTATCTATTTTTGTAAGTGCAATATCTGAAGGTGCACTTGTATCAGAATTATTTCTATAATACGCTTCTAAAACTGTATCAATATCTTCTGGAAAATTTGTAGAATCTGATGCAAAACTATATTCTGCTTGACCTTCTACTAATGGAACTTTTGCAAGTTTAACTTTC